GCAGCCCCTCAGAATGGTGTCTTGTAATTTATCTAATACCGTCAATGGTGATCAGAGAACAGGATATGGTGATATTCTTATTGGGAGTAGTACTACTACACCCGGTTCGATTAACACAAGTTTGGGTACGTATGGCGGTCTTGGTGTTTCTTTTGGAACATCGGACGGCCATGCACCCTTCACTTGGGCTAACACCACAACCATTACCCCTTTCAGCACTGGTCTTAATCCTTATTTGGTGGGTGAGTACAGAGTTATAGCGATGGGCTTTGAGGTGATTAATACCACTTCTGACCTCAATATCCAGGGTTTGTGTACAGTGTACCGTCAACCGATGGCGTCACTTGACTCAGCTAAGACTGTTCTGGCAACTGCAGGACAGATCTTGACTGGTTCAGTCACTGACCTTGGGTTTGGTTATCCATCTATCGTACTCACCAACCAACCTCCGATTGGTACCGGAGAAGCTTTACTATTGGAAGGTTCCAAGCAGTGGAAAGCGAAAGAAGGGTGTTATGTGGTGCCGACTATGAACTCTAACGAGAACTCTACCGGTGCTAACTATACCACTCCTATGATGCACATTTCCTCCCAAGATTCACCCCACAATGTGGGTTGGGATTGGGGTGTGGGCTTAGCTAATGCTGTCACTGTGCCTAGCACGTGGACAGCATTGCCCATTCCTGTATCTGGTGCCACCTATACTCCTCACCTTTTTGGGACAGGAGTTGCGTGGCAACAACCTTTCAATCATGCTGGTGCATTCTTCACCGGCTTGTCCCCTGCTACCACTCTCACTATCAACGCCATTTACTACGTAGAAAGGTTCCCGTCACAGCAAGACTCCGAGCTTGTTGTGTTGGCCCAGAACTCTATGCGTCAGGATTGTGTGGCGATTGATTTGTATTCCGAGATTATTAGGGAGATGCCCGTAGGGGTACCCCAACGTATGAACGGATTAGGAGAGTGGTTTGCAGATGCTGTTTCCTCTGCTGTAGATTTTGTGTCGCCTGTGCTTTCTGCGATACCTCATCCTATAGCTCAGGGAGCTGCTATGGCTGCTAAGACTGTTAAAAACGTCACAAATGCAGCTATGGGTAGTAAGAATGCCTC